CCTTTCGGGGGACCTCTGATCTCTCACACTCTTGCCCAACCCGGGCGAAAGGAATTACCTCTTGGAAACGATAGCATCGGACGCAGGCCTCGCAGTGCTTGCACTGGTTGGTTTGTGCGCCATTCTGGCGTTTTTGACGAGGTTCTTCAAGTGAGGACCGCCATCATCACTGTTAACTGTGATGTTATCGAGGTCGGCCGTGGTAACACGGTTACGACACGGAGCTGCATACGTAAGTTTGCAATTCCACTCGATGTGCCTACCCGTGAGGGTATGCGAGCCTTTGGCAAAGAGCTCGCACTCGCTATTCGCGAGGCCGCTTATTTTGTTGGGGTAACTCCTAATGAAATGTTGCTGGCAGTGTTGGCATCTATCCGTAGCGAAACTGAGAAGATCGCTGTGGCTCTGAATGCTACATCTCTGGAGGGCTAAGAGTGGCTTTACCAGTGACAGGTCCTATCACGCAAGTGATTGACCTCCCTCTCGCTTACACAAATCGAAGACGGTATCGTCAGAAGCGGCCTTATGACCTGCAACTGAACTACTCGTCTCAGACCAGTGCTGCAAGAAGTTTCAATGGGTATGCGCCTAGCTACCTGCTAGCCAACAAACCATTCACCGGCACTGGTCCGCAAGGACAGTACTGGGTTGATACGTTGGTGCCGCAGGCGCAACAGTTAGCGTACTCGAGACTCATCGGCGCGATTTCCAATCGCGCTAGCATGGGGGAGAACCTCGGACAGTTGGGTAGCAGTATCCGGCTGATTGTGGACAAAGCTAAAGTAGTCAAAGATGCAATTTTGCGGTTGCGAAGATTTGATGTAAGTGCGTTTGCCGCGTGGATGGATCGTGGTTTCGTCAAACGAAACTCCCGATTTGCCGCGCAGCTTACGCTCGAAATCAACTTCGCAATTACGCCTAGCATCAATGACATCTACAGCGCTGTCGATCTCCTACAAAACCCAATCAAGTCTCCGATGGTCAAAGGTCGTGCGACTGTTCCGTTTCGTACGGAATATAACACGACTGCTGGCTTCACGAGGACCTGGGCAATGTGGGGAAATGTGAGTGCTGAGTATGGGGCTCGAGTCGCGATAAGCAACCCGAATCTCTATCTGGCTAACGCATTGGGTCTGATCAACCCTCTCCAGATCGCGTGG